ACCCTTTTTTTATAAATAAAAAATGTTTTTATGTTATAATAAATTTTTAAAAAGGAGTAAAAAATGAACTTAGAATTTTCAAAAGAAACACAGCATTTTTTAACGAATTATTGTAAAGATAACAATTTAAGTGAAAAAGAAGCTTTAGAACTTGCTTTAAGTTATTTAGAACATAAAATAAGAATTGATGGTTATAAAAAAGATGTAGAACTTTACAAGCAAGGTAAATTAAAGACTTACACTTCCGATGAAGTTTTTGCAAAAATTAGAGCCAAAATTAACAATTAATGCAAATTATACAAACTTATAGATTTTTGCTTGATTTGGAAAAGATTGCAGATTTTATTTCACTAGATAGCATAAAACAAGCTAATTTATTTTTAGATAATTTAGAAAAAAGTATCGAAAATATTCCTTTTATGCCTTATAAAAATAGAAAATCTTTGTCTTTTGATAATGAAAATATAAGAGATTTGATTTTTAAAGGTTATGTTATCCCTTATCTTATCGATAAAAGCAAAAATGAAATTTTGATTTTAGGCATATATAAAAGCAATCTTTGGGATTGATTTTTAAAATTACGCCTACCTAAAATTTTTACTATGTTTTTAAATTAGTTTCAAAAGGCACGATTAAATAAAAAATTTCATTTTGTTCTAAAAATTTTTTTACCGCAAAGTCTATTTCATCACAACTTGTGATAAAAAATCTTTTAATTTCTTTATTTTTAAATTTGTGTTTTTCCTTTTCTAAATAAGCAGTGCAATCACCTAAAAATATCCTTAAGTGTTCTTGTTTGATTTGTGAATTTTGCCAATTTTTACACTGAATTAATAAAACTTCATTGTCTTTATAAGCTATTAAATCAATACCTGCGTCTTTTTTCTTTTCATTAATACCCTTAAAATAGACTTTATAGCCTTGTTTTTGATACATCTTTCCTATTTGAATTTCGTATAAATCACCTTTTTTCTTATTTTTAAAATAATTAAATTGATTATTTTTTGTTTTTGGTAATATTTGTGTTTTATCATCTGTGGTATTTAATTTTTTTGAATTTTTTAAGATCATAGCCACTACAAACATAATAGTAAGCGATAAAATCAAAATTCCAAAAATCCAACTTATACTTTCTAAAAAATTCGTATTGATTTCCTTTTATTCGTTTTTTATTTGTTATTTTCTTAATTTTTTTCTTAATACATTTGCTTTTATTTCTGATAAATAAAATTCTTGTTCTATTTTTTCTAATTGTTCGAAGTATTTTGAAATTTCATTAGTTTCTATTTCATTTCTTTCATATTTTAATCCATAACTAATTAATTTAATTAGTTCAGGCTTTGTTTTTTCCCAATTATATAAAGTTCCAAGAGATACATTTATTCTTTTTGCTATTTCTTTCTTATCCATTTTAATTCCTAAATATTAAAATTTATTTTCTACTATTTATAATAAATTACTTTTTTTTATAGTATTTTAAGTTTCTTTATTTTATAATAATTAAAAAATAAATTTCAAATATTTATATTATAGTTTGTTTTTTTTAAATATTCAAATTTAATATTAAAAAGCTCAAATATAAATTTAAACTTTAATAAATTTATATTTGAGCTTTTGCTCTGCTTACTCCTTTTCTGACACCTTAAGGAGTAAGTTTTTTTAAAAGGTGTTAAATAAAATAAAAAAGGTGTATATTATGCAAATCATTTCCGAAGACTTTAACCTCTCCTACTCTCTCAAAGGGGGTCTAGTTCGTTCAGTTGCCGAAGGTTCTTATGATGGTAAAAAATATTCTGCTAGTGTTAGAATAGATGCTACAAATCTTTATGATGTAGAAAACGAAAAAACGGGTGGCTTAGATACAATTAAAAAAGAACTTGTTTTTAAAATTTCTTGTCCTGACAATACTACTGCCGGTCAAGTCCTTTCATTTATCCGTGAAAAGTTTAAATCTAATCAAGTTTTAAACTTAGACGGCTCAATTCCTGATAATAATAATGTAGTTAAGGTTTTGACCCCTGTTAATTATTTTTTAGGAGTTGAAATTAAAAAATCAAAAAATTAATACTTTGCTCTTTTTTAAGAGCAAGTAAATTTTCTTTTTAGCTTTATTTTCTAAGGTCTAAAAGAGAATTTATTTCTCTATATTTTCTTTAAAAGGATTTTTTATGTTTAAAAAACTTTCTAACTTTAAACAGTTTTCCAAGAAAAAAGCTTTAATTGGCTCTTTTGCTTTGCTTTCATCTGCTTCAATTGCAAGTGCTGCAGTTACAGTAAATAGCACCACTGGAGTTATGTCTGGAACTTTAGATATGGCACCTTTTTTTAGTGCAGTTACAGTGGTTGTTGCAGCTTTAGCTGTAATTGTTGCTGTTAAAGCAGGTATTAGACTTCTTAGAGGTATTTAAAAGGTGTTTTAGATGGATAATTTTGGCAATGTTGTAGATATAGGAAAATTAATCATTTTTTCTAACTCCTTTATAGCAATTTTAATCATTGCTTTTTTTATTGCCAAATCTATCCTGATTGCACTTAAAATGTTAAATGAGGTTAGTGATTAAAAACTAACTTCATCATTTTTCTTATTTAAAGTTTTATAACAATTCAAAGTTTTATAACAAGTTTTGTTCTAACTCTTTGCCTATTAGCTTTTAGTTTTAGGTATGCCCTAAAACTACGGCGATAGCTTTTAAGCTATATTCCGCCGTTTTTTTGGTGGCTAGTTAATAAAATCTTAAATAAGCAAAGTTCAAATTATTTAAAAGGGTTTCTATGCTTCTTGAGTTACCGCTTAATATACTTTACACATTAGGTCAGCAGAATTATCATTTTTTGATGAGTTTAACGGGTATTTTTTGCGGATTTTCTCTTTTACTAATTGTTATTTTGCTTATACTTAATCTCAAATCATAAAGGTGTTTGAATGGAAATTTTAACCGTTACAGGTGTAGTCTCTTTTGATTTCTTTTTTTCAATTTTTATTTACTTTATTATTGGAGTCATTCCTATTTTACTTTCTTTAGTTCTTTTAGTTATTAAGTGGGTTAAATGATGCACCGATTTGTTTTTATTTTATTGTTAAGTTTAAATGCCTTTGCTTTTTATCCTGTTTATTATAGTCCTAGTGATTGGTTAAAACGAAGTTTTCCAAATGATTTTTTTCCTAACCCTTCTTTTAGCGGTAAATATTCAACCAATGGTTTAGGTTTATTGGTTTCTCAAAGAGGAGCTTTATATTTTAAACATACCGATTTTAGATTTGATTATGTAGATGATGGTTATCCATTTTCTGATTATTTTTTTACAAAATTTAATTTTTATGTTCCTGCTGATGTTTTAAAAAGCACTCACATTTTATCACCCGTTGGTATTACTTATACAAATATATTTGCTGACAGTGCCGCGTCTTTAAATGGCACTTCATTAGGTATTTTAATGACATTTGGCAAACCTGTTACTTTAGAAAGTATAGACAATTCTTGCTTAGTTCCTGTTTCTGCATTTTATGAGCTTGCTAACAATTATGGGAACTATATGTATTTTGATGGTGGCGATACTTATTTTAATTCCCCTTTAATTATGAATAGTGGTGATGAGCCTTGTAGAAACTCGTTTCTTGGTGGTTATTTTGATTTATCTCCTAATATAAATGTTCAAACTGTTTATCTTTCTTATTATGAGAAAGTTAGCGAACCTTGTCCTGATAATCATATTTTTAGAGCAAATAGCGATAACACTATAACTTGTGAACCTTGTCCTAGTTCTACCTATGCTGACATTTTTAAAAATATTTGTGTTGCTAAGATATCTAGCATTACAAATCCATTTGATTATGCTAAGGCTCAATGTTCCTCTATTGGCTCATCTTTAAAATACATTGAAGATTCTCTTAATATTGTTAATGGCGGAGATAATTTTTACTGTGAAACTATTTGCAACAATGGAACTAAAATTAATAATTATAATTGTCCAGAAAGAATAAATTTCGGTGATATAATAAACTATGAACCTAATTGTATAAAAGGTAATTGTGGTAATGGAGAAGGTAGCCAAAATACCAGTTCCAATAATTATCCATATGATAAACCTTATCAACCCCCTTCAAATAGTCAAAAAGTAGAAGTTTCGGAAAATGAAAAAGGGAAAATTTGTTTTTCAGATGACAATTGTATTAGCATAGGAGGTGCAACTGTTAATGATGATAAACAAATTTGCATTAACGGTAACTGCTCTAATATTAACTCGGGCTCTGATAATAGAGATAATACCGTTTGCATTAATGGAGATTGTTATCATCTAGGAAATAATGGCTCTATTAATCATAATCAAATCTGCATCAACGGCAATTGTTCTAGTATTAATAGTTCAATTTCCAATGGCAATAATGGTGCTTCTGGTAATGGCGGTTCTGTTGGTTCTGGTGGTTCTGGTGCTTCTGGCAATGGTGGTTCAAATGATAACAATAATGGCTTAGGAGGTCTTTGTCAGAATGGAGAATGTGGAAATTATGACAATTCTTCTCTTAATTCTTATTTTTCTACACTCGATGGTCTTTCTGCTAATTTAGGTTCATTTAAAGAGAATTTAGAAGGAACTTATAATAACTTTAAAGAAAGTGTTGAAAATACAAAGAAAATTTTTGATAATGGTTTTTTAAATTTTAGAAATACAGGTTCTTTAAAATCTTGCCCTCTTGTTTTTGATTATGAATTAGGTAATGGAGGAAAACAAAATTTTAATCTTGATTTGTGCGAGTTTTTATTTCCATTTTCTAATTTATTTTATTTGATTTTTTATATCTTTTTTTCTGCTATAGCTTTGTTATTTTCATACAAGATTTTAAAAGATGTTTTTCATTTAATTCTTAATAGTAGGAGTTCTTAATTATGCCTTATTTTATAACTAGTATTTTTGCTTTTTTTGCCGATATTTTTAAAAAGTTTTCTGTTGAAGTTTTGCTTAAGGGTGTAGTTTCTGCGATATATATCTCTTTTGTTTTGATTTCTTTTTCTTTATTTATAGCATTATTATATTATGGCGTTAATATTGTAGTTTTTGCTTTTAATCAAACTAATACTTTTTTGGCTAGCTTAGATACTCAAACTAATATAGTTTCAGGAACTGATAATGATATTATAGGAACTGTTTTTTCTATATTGAGAACTTTAGGTTTATTTAAAGCCTTTAATGATGTTTTGGCTATTTTTTCTCCTACTTTTATATCATACTTTGTTTTTAAATTATCCGTTTTGGTTTATGTTGCACTTTGCAAACTTATTAAGTCTTATACTTCTTTATATCATATTATAAAGTAAAAAAATGGCTATTACTTATATTGTTGGAAATCCTGGCAGTGGTAAAACTTATTTTGCGGTTAATCAAATTTATGAATATTTTGTATTACCCACTCTACCAAATAAAAGAATACTTGGTTTTGAAATCAAAAGAAAGTTAAAAATCTTTGATTATCTATATTGTTATACTAATATTAATGGTCTTAAGTTCGATATTAGCGATAAATTAATTTCATTTGATTTTGATATTTTTTATTTAAACTTAACTCATCTTTATAATTTATATAATCAAGGCTTAAATGATGATGAGTTAAATATAAAAGCAAATGAATTAAATCTTTTTAAAGTCATGTTTGTCATCGATGAAGCACACAACTTTTTAAAAAATAAAGATGATAAAATCCTTATTTGGTGGCTTACTTATCATCGCCATCTCCATCAGGAAATAATATTTATAACTCAAGATTTAAGTTTAATATCAAATGAATATAAAAGAATTGCTGAATTCTTTTATAAAGCTTTAGATAGTGGCAAAAGGATTTATAAAAATTCTTTAAGATACGTTCAATTTTCATCATATAAACTTTATCAAAAAGATATTGTCACTCGTTTTTCTTTGTCTTTAAATAAAGAAGTCTTTAGTCTTTACAAATCAGGAGATAATAAACCTAACAAATCTTTTTTTCTTAAGATTTTTACATTTTTATTATTTTCTATATTAACCTTAATTTTTTGCTTTTATATTTTTATATCTTTTTTTAAATCTGATGAGATAAAAGAAAATAATATAAGCAAAGAAAGCAATATTAATTTAAATCTTAATATTAGCCCTAATACTATAAAAGATAAAAGCGAAAATAATCTTTTTTCTAATTTAGAATTAATAGATGGCTCTTTAAAAGATTTACCATTAAAAAATGTTGATATTAACAATAGTTCAGTTTATAAAATCCTTTGCATTGATACTACTTGCCATATTGATGATAAAAATCAAAATTTTATGCATTTTCCCCTTGAGTATTTCCATTTTATTTTAAATGAGTTTCCTCCTATTTATCATTATAAAAATAAAGTCAATAAGGGGTATCAGCATTTTATAATTTTTAATTTTGAAGTTTTTAATAATTTAAAGAAAGGTGTTTTAAAAAATGAAAAAGATACTTCTTTTACTCGTTCTTTGTTTTAATGTTGTATTTTCTAAGTCTTTTGAAAATACTATTTTTGATTACGCTCATTTAGCCTCTGCTTCTAATAATGTGGATATTCTTGTAAGCTCTAGTATATCTCCTCAAAGTTATGTTTTTTATACTTCTAAACCTTATCCTAAAATATCTTTAGAAGTTTTTGAAAAAGCCTTAAAGCTTCAAAACCTTAAATTAGCTTTTACGGGTGATTTTTATTATGTTTATGAGCCTGGAAAAGATAACAATATGACTTCTTTTCAAAAATCTGTTATTGATAAAGATAAAAATTTAAGATATATAAAATTAAAAAATAATTCATATGATGATATTGCCAATCTTTTAAGTATGTATGATATTAATTCCACTTATTTATATCGTTCTAATGCTGTTACTTTTCTTTGTGATGATTTTATATACTCACATATAAAATCTTCTATTGATGATTTGGATAATATGGACTTACCACAATTAAAATTTAAAATTACAATACTTGAAACCAATCTTGATTTTTTAAAAGAAAAAGGGTCTAAATTATCATCTCTTTTTCAAGGTAATCCAATTAAAGATTTCCATCTTTTTGTTAATTTAATCACCATTCCTTATAACTCACAAAATAATATCGTTAGTAGCGATAAAAAAGGTTTTTATAGCACGCTTAACTTTTTAGAAAATCAGCGTATTACGAGGATAGTTTCTAATCCTTTTCTCCTTGCTCGTTCTAATACTGAAGTATTTTTTAGTTCGGTTCAAAATATTCCTTTTCTAAAAAACTCTACTTCTGTTTCAGATACCCGAGTTTCTCAAAATACTTCTTATGATTATAGAGATGTTGGCTTACAAGTTACCCTAAAACCTGTTATTATTGGGGATAAAGTTGATTTTTCTTTGCATTTAATCGTGGAGGATTTACTATCAAATTCAAATCTTACTCCTGTAACTTCCAAAAAAGAATTAAAGTCTTCCTATACTTTAAAAAAAGGAGAATTGCTTGTTTTAAGTGGCATTAACAAGGTTACCAATACCAATTATACAAGTGGGATTCCTTATTTAAAAGATATATGGTTTTTAGGTAATTTATTTAAAATCCAAAGAAAAGAAACAAATAATTCTGTTCTTACTTTATCTATAGAAGTTTTTTAATTTTTTAAAGGTGTTAATATGATAGAAAATACATTAAATCTTTTTAATCAAACCGAAGCTTTGGAGGGCGGAGCCCTACAAAGTGAAGGTTCTTGTCAATTTAATAAAAAACTCTTACCTTTAAGTTTAATCAATTTAATAAAAAACTCTTACCTTTAAGTTTAAAAGGTAATTATGGTTTAGATGAAAATGATTTAAATTTCTGTAATGAAAAATTAAATCGACAAAAAGAGTTCTTAATTTCAAATTTTTATACTTCTTCTCAAACTGGTTCTATTAAAAGCTTTTTAGAGCTTTCTCATTCTGCTAATTTTTCAAGCAAATATTATGCCGGTTTAGTTAATCGTTGCAATGTCATTAATTCTTTTATTTTTGATGATAATAACTTAATGCCTGTATTTTTAACTATAACTCTAAATGGTTGTTTTAGAAAAGCTTTAGAAGGTGATTTCTCTACTTTTACACAAAAAGATAAAAAATACTTTGATTATTCTTTATCTTATAAGTTTGAAAATAATATTTCTTTCACCATTAAAGACTTGATTAATTTTCTTAATAGACAATGGAATTTGTTCATTTTAAGAATTCATAGAAAATATAAAGGTATTAATAAATATTATATCCGTTGTTTTGAACCACATAAAAAAGACGGTGTTCCGCATATTCACGCCCTTTTATATATTCCACGCTATGCCTTTGATTATATTTTTAAAACTTATAAAGATATTTTCAATGCTCCTCAAAATTTAAAACAGGGTAATAAATTAACACAAGAGCAAGTTTTAAATGGAGAAATTAACGGCTTTCAGTGGTCTTTAAATAATCCTACAGGTTATATTATGAAATATATTTATAAAACTTTTATTAATTTTAATGAAAGACAAGATTTAGACTTTCTTTCTGCTTGGTATGTAAAATATAAAGTTCGTCGCTTCTTAAGTTCTAAAATGCCTGTTCCTTTATGGATATATAAAAAAGTCAATTTTTTCAAAAAAGATTTATATCATTTATGCAAATTAATAGATAACCCTGATTATTTAATAGAATGGAGCTTTGAAAAAGATTATTTTATATTCTTTTCAGATGATGAAGAAATAGAATATAATCAAGGTTATTTAACTTACAAATATAAAGGTCGCTTACTTTATGAGTATAAAAAAGAAATTCAAGAATCTATCAAACATTATTATTCTTATTCTTTTAAAAATAAAGATGATGTATATAAAATTAATCTTGGCTTATTGAAAAATCCTAAACCTATTAAAGATTACGATTTAATGACCTTAATTAATAGTGAAAACTTTAAATATTCTAATTGTAAAAAAATTGCTTATTATAGAAATCTAGCTTTCGAAAGGGGTTTAATTTCTGAAAAGCTAGATATTAACAATGTAGATGATTTAGAACTTGTAGAAAAAGCTTATAAATATGTATTTTAAAGAATTAGCTATTCTTTTTTTAGATATTAAAAAAGGTCTTTATAAAATATCAACTTATTATAAAGTTGAAGGTATTATTAATAATAGACTTTCTTTGTTTTTTTCTTATAAAATAAGCGATATTAAACCATCTTTTATAAAATTCTGGCTTTCATCGATTGATGACGTGGGTTCAAAATCTAAAAAACATTATTTAAATATACTAAATCAAATTTTTAAACTTGCTTTAGATGATGATTTACTTTCTAAAAATCCTTGTGAAAATATAAAAATAATTTATTTTAAACCTAAAATCAATCCTTTTAGCTCTTTTGAAGTTAATCAAATATTAGAAAAAAGCTTAAATTATAATTATAAATTGCAAATATTTTTAAAAATAGGTTTTTATACAGGAATGAGAACAGGCGAAATCTTAGCACTTAAAATAAAAGAAATTGATTTAGAAAAAAGAATTATTTATATCAATTCAACTCGTTCTCGTTTTGGTGAAGGAACTCCAAAAACTTTTTATAGTATTCGTAAAATTCCTATTTTTAATATTCTTTATACGGATTTAAAAAACTTTGTTCTTTCAAATAAAAATAATACTTATCTTTTTGAAACTCAATACAATAAACCCTATAGAGATGATTTTGTATTTTGTAAATTTTATAAACAAATCTTGAAAGATTTGAGTTTGAGTTATAGACGTCCTTATACTATGAGGCATACTTTTGCCACTAATTTTCTCCTTAATTCAAACCTTAGTCCTTTAGAACTTAGTAAAATTTTAGGACATTCATCTCCTGAAATGGTTTATAAAGTTTATGTTAAATATATAGACGATTTAAAAGACAACTTTAAAAGAGATATCCAAATTTATAAAATTTAGTGGCGGACAGAGAGGGATTTGAACCCT